CTCATAATTATCTCCTAGTTAAAAATTTACTTACGACGAATGGTGATTTCATATTCACTATCAATATTGAGTCCGGGTGGATGCACCTCTGGATTGGAGTCCATGAACTCTTTAATGTTAGTTTGATGAATACGCTTCTCAAGCAGTTCCATACTTCCTTGCTCTCGCATGAATGTGTAGAAACTTTCCCAGTCATTAGTCCAGTAACGGTTCTTGACTGTGCGATAGGCAATGCCTGTCGGTGTTGAGAAGCTAGTAACGCCAGTCTGCTTTGATAGCTCGACTATTTTGTGCTTGAGAATCTGCATGTCCTCATCAAGCTTGGCTGTATTTTCTTTAAACTCTTGATAGAGTCTGTCACGTTTGTCGCGTATTTTTATGTACGTAGTGACGATCTGTTCTATCGGTACGTCTTCCATATGTGTCCTTAGGTTTATGAATTGGGAGTGCTTATTATACATCCTTTGTTGACTGTGTCAAGAATTAATTTCACTGTTGTACAGATCGATGATCTGAGAATGTAAGTCCAACTTTTGTTGAAGCATCTTGTACAAGCTTGCCTCTACTGGACTGCCTTCAATGTGTACCACAGTGACGGGATTCTTTTGACCTTGTCGGTGTACACGTGCATTGGCTTGCAAGTACGTTTCACTCGACGTGACGGGAGCGTACCATATCACAACGTTGGCCGCAGTTAGGGTAACTCCGTGGGCGGCGGCTTGTGGTTGTATCAATAGCACACGTGGCTCAACATCTTCTTGAAACCTTTTGAATATATCTGTGCGCTTTGTAACACTAACGTTGCCGTTAATGATCTCGGCAGTGATGCCTTGCTTCGTCAAATATTCTTTGAGCATTTCCAACGTGTGCGTGAACGGCACAAATATTAGCACCTTGTGTGATGCTTCATTAATAACCTCAGTGACAGCGTTAAGCCGATCCGAGACATCAAATTCAATCACGTTCTTAGTGTCGGTGTACACAGCCCCGCAAGCAATCTGCAGTAGCTTGTTCAGATTAGCCGCCGCATTGACTGCTGAGACTTCTTCCCCTGCGGCTTCGATCAACATATCTTTTTTAAGCTGCTTATAGTATTTCAATTGTTGTGCGGACAGAGGGGCAAAGCGCGATGTATGGGTTACGTCTGGAAGGTCTAAGCAATCCTTCTTCTCAAACCTAATAGCAGGTTGCAGTAGCTCATGCACAGCGGCAACGGCGTTAGGCTTTGGAATCCATTTGAACCTTGTCAACTGGTACATCACCATGTCTCTGTAAGTACTATATAGAGTCGGTGCTCTTGCAGGTATGCAGAGCTTAGCCAAACCATACGCATCTAGCGGAGACTGCGCGGCAGGTGTGCCTGTCATCATCCATAGCCACTTATCATGAGACACAATCTTACGCATGACTTTGAATCGCTCAGTGCGGGAGTTCTTGTAAGCGTTGGCCTCGTCAATAATGATTAGGTCAAAGCCGCCATTGATGATCTCGTCCTCGACAATCTTCACGCCATCGTAGTTGATGATTACAAAGTCAGCCAATCCGTTAATGATGGCTTTGCGTTTATTGCGCTCGCCATAGGCAACGTCAACAGTTCGGTGAACCGCAAACTTAAACAAGTCGGCTTGCCATGCGGCTTGCATAATAGATAAAGGACAAACAACAAGAACACGCTTAACTGCGCCTTGCGTTAGTAGGTAATCTGCCGCCCAAATTGCTGATGCTGTCTTACCAGTACCCTGCTCGTTAAAACAAAATGCTCGGGTATTTAACGTAAGGAATGATGCTGTTTCCTTTTGGTGAGCCATTGGCTTAAATATGCCGGGCCAGTTGTAGTCTCTGTCGATGGGTGATGGTACGTTCTTAACGCCAAGCCTTCGCAGAGTTTGTGCTTCTTGCAACCCCCAAAACACAGCAACTTCAGTGACGCCATCTTCGTGGCTTAGCTCAGTGCTTTTCTTTATCGTAGTAGTAATACGGTTTGGGTCACGTGTACGTAACACCAGTACTTTGTTATCGATAATGTGCATACTATACGTTACGCTTCACTGAGTGGTCTGAGTTACGTGGAAATCCTCTGTTGTCGTTGTCGTCCACAACCCTGAGGTTGCTTCGTACTGTCTTGCCACCTTTGCTCAGCGGCTTCTTATGGTCAACGTCTTTACCGTCGCCTTTATGCACAAGCCCTGCCTTCTCCATCATGGCTCGAGCTTTGTTTCGTGCGGCACGTTTCTTTTTAACGGCAGGTGTGCCGTCGTACATCTCGTATTCCTTTTTATAGGGTCTTGGTTTGTTTACGTAGGGCATGGTGACTCCTTAAATGGCGATCCATTCGCCGTCGTGAATTACATATTGCGTATCAATCTTCCCGTCAACGAACGTGTGGATATGCACGATCTCAGGGTCTACAGATTTGAAACATTCAATTACGCTCCGCATGTTAGGAACATTGAGTTCGGGCAGGTATAAATACCCGCAACGATTATCAATATCAATAACGATCTTTGAAATATTACACATTACATCCCACATAGCTATCTAGCCTCCAAAAAAGTTTCGTTTAGTGTTGTGCTCACAGTCTTCTACCGAACACCAACCTCGGCACGTAAAGTTGGGCTTGGGATTCCATACATCGTTAGCGTAAGCGGCATCGAGTCGGTTAGTTTCAGCCAACCACTTCAACCATGCTTCGCCTTGGTCTTCAGTCTTGTAAGAAGCTGGCACTAAGTCTTGAACAACCAAGAAAATTAGTCCGGCTTTGATTGATTGAACTGCGGGGAAATGTTTGAACGTAAGCAGAGACAGAAGTTCAAGTTGTTTCTTGTCGGCGTACTTGCTAGACTTACTTGACTTCCAATCTACGATACGAGCTTTGTCGCCATTGATTACAAGTACGTCTGCGATACCGCGAAACCAAACGTCTTTATCTCTGAACCCGCATGGCTCTAAGTTCCGTGTCAGCCCCATCTCATGCTCGCATAACTTCTCCCCCGGGAGATTTTTAATGGGGTCGATCTGAGGTTTAATGTATGCAAACTTCTCAGGGATAGGCGTGTCGTCTCTGATGTATTCTTCGGCTACCTTGTGTACAGCAGTACCATACATAAGGTGCTCCTGTGGCGGCTCGACAATGTCTTTGACCACACGCATGCGGTGGTACTTGCGAGGGCATTGTTGAAACAATGAAATACTTGAATACGACCACGTGTACATGCTCACCCTTTAAATTTTGTTGTAGTGCCGTAGCTGTCACCATACTTAACTTCGCAGTTAAGCGGCAAGGTCTGCGCCCACTCGGGACGCCAACGCATGCACTCTTGAACGTAAGCTGCTGCCACTTCTTTTTCTTCTATCGGTACTACGCAAGCAACAGCATCATGAACAGTCAGCACAACCTTGTAACGCCTAGCAATCCGTAGCATCTGCTCACCGATCACACACCTAGCAAGAGCTTGGCAAAGGTTCTCAACAACCTTACCGCCATAGATACGAACTGGGCCTTTGCGTGTCGAATAAATATACTGCGGACGGCCTCTTTCGTCAACTTCTGTGGCACGTAAATCCATGTATTTCAAAGGCAAACCGCTAGGTAAATCGTAGCCAATTCCGGGAAGGATACTCACTGCTTGTGGTTGGATACCGAACGTCGTAGTGACCAGCTTTTCTGAGGACAAAGCTTCGAGTGATTTATGCCCTTCATCCCACAATGCGGGTATGTGGGAAAACTCTGAGCGATATGATTTAAGAACGTGCCTACAAAAGTCTTGACCCAAATCTACGTTAAATGTCTTTAGCTGAAGCTGAAACTTAACCGCGCCCATGCCGTATCCTGCGCCAAGAATCGTAGTCTTGCCGACAAATCGTTCTTCGTCGGTAATCTGATCTATCCGTTTGTTGTATATGGAGGATGCCATCATCTTATATACGTCTTCGCCCCGATCAAACGCTTTAACTAAGTCGTTCTGTCCTGATAGCCATGCCAATACTCGCGCCTCAATCTGTGAGGAGTCGGAGTCAATTAGCACGTAGCCCTTAGGCGGGATGATCGAGGTCTTCAGCGGTGACTTGCGTGGGATGTTCTGAAGGTTTAGCTTATCGTCTCCGCCCCACCTTCCTGTGTGAGCCGCATAGTAGCGTAGTGGGACAGGTAATTTGCCGCGCTTAGATATGTCAATAAATCTCTGAGTCCTTGTCTCTTCTAGCGTACTCTTAGTACCAAGCCTTGCCGCCACCAGTGCTTGCACTCGCTCGTCAGGGTGGTCTGCTAATTCTTTAAACCCTGCATCACTCTTAGCCATAGCAAGTGCAAGTTTGCCTGTCGTCAGGCTGATCTTCATAGGGGGCTCG